CACCATATACTATAGGTACTGGTGTACCTGCCCTTGATGTATTTTGTATACCGCTAAAACTAAATGATAGTCTAGGATCTTCTTCACTTGCAAATTGCTGTGGATCAGGGGTTGGGAATAACATACCGCTTACACCTCCTAATACTAAAGAAGCACCAATACCAAATGCAGCTTTAGCACCTAATCCAGCAGATGCTAATCCAATACCTCCACCACCAAACGCTAAAGGAGATGTAAATAAACCACCAACACCAAATGACATTGCAATTAAAGCACCACCTAAAACTATTTTACCTACATTTCCTCTACCTGATATAACAGGTATAAAATTTATATCCTCATCACCAACAGGATAATGCACTTGTTCTTTATCTATATACTCATTACCTACTTTTATCATGTAATATTTTGGTGACATATATTCTTCTAAATTTGGAAAATTATTTACTAAAAAACTTACAGCTTGACCAACACTATTTACTTTTACATTAAATTCTTTATGGCCTATGTGTTCTGCAAGTTTTCCGTATAATTTAACTTTTCTGTACATAACGTAACCTTTTACCAGTACATTTTAATAACCATTCATTGTATGGTTCTTTACAACTTAGTCTATCTGAAAGATGATGCAATACCTCACCATCTACAAAAATTGCTACATGGTTTAGACCTTTTCCAAGTATAGACATAAACAATAAATCTCCATTTTCTAATTTTTCGTCATGTTTAAGTAATCTAAAACCAGTATCTTCTGCACATTTTTCAAACATAGGATTATAAAAAAATTCTTCAGGTGTTTTTGGTCTATTCCAATCACGTAAATTTATATTTTTTTCTTGTTTATACCAATCTCTAACTAGAGTCCAACAATCTGCTAAACCCCAAACATATTCTCTTCCTAGTATTGGTGGTTTATATCCAGATGGCTCTATATAGCCCCATTTCTCTGTTTTTGGATTAACTATGTAAAAGGGTAGATTCACATTTTCACAACTTATTTTATCTGCCTGACTTGCTACAGGTGCAGTATATGGGTGACTATGTATAACGCCTATTATTTCACCAACTTTTTCTGATTTTATATAATCATCTGGATCTAATAAAAAAGTTTCACTTTTATCATATGCAAGATTATTACATGGCATATAAATTTTTTTACCTTTTTTATTTATAAGTAAACCAACTGATTCATGTGGATCCTCTTTTTTTGCGTGTAACAGTGCTTTATATTTCCAAGTCATCAGAATGTACCAATACTAGGAAATAATGATCTTGTTGCTTGTCTACCTGGTATGTTAACGCCAGCTAAATCTGTAGGTGCAGCTAATTCAAATTCTACTAATTCTCTATTTTCACTTGCTTTTCTATCAATACTATATATTTCTTGTGGAAACTCGATATTAGGATTAGCTGTAGGATTCTGACTATTAACAAAATTAACAGCATCTAAAAATTTTGCTAATGTTGTTATTCTTGTTAAAGTAGCACCTGTTAAATCATTACCTGTAGTTGTATTATTTACAGTTAATAATATTGCAGATATTAACCCTGTAGCATTACTAATTTGTAACTTTGGTCTTGGTATTTGTCCTCTTTGATACGCCCAACCTTCACCATGTACAGGAAATCTTAAATATGTTTGACCCTTCCAAACTATTTCACCGTTTGCATTTAAATTACTGCCTGCATGAAATCTATATATAGTATTAGCACCATGTAAATCTGTTTTTAATTGAAGTGTAAATAGTTCAATAACTGCAGATGGATTTATAGATTGTAATTCAGTAAATAAAGCTGTGTTTATTGTCATTATACAGTTGGTTCAAAAACTTCTCTAAATGTAGCTTTTAGTGTTGCTCTATTTGGCTTATTTATTGCTTTTGACCAGCTATCACATACAAATTTATATGATGTAGTTTCTTTAGGTGGTGTATAGTCAAAACTAGCATTATCATCAGATCTAGCATCTAAAAATGCTTCAAAGGTATCACATTCTGCCTCTGTAATATTATTCCAGGTCAATACATATTCTTTTGGATTTTGTTTTGCTGCTAAACCTAGATATATACGGTGTTCATATCCATCAGCAAATTTTACAACTCTTTTTTTTGGTGCTGAGTTTTTTTGTACACCATAACTAGCTTCAGGTGTTGCTGGAAATGTTGCCATTATGCTAATAATCCTCCTGGCCTTCTTTGTTGTATTAATTCAGATTGTACTGCAGCACCAATAAGTCTACCTAGTTGTTGTCCAGCATTTTGATCACCTTCAACACTTGAGCCACTAGCATCAACATTAACAACAATATTACCTATACCACCACCTTGTGCTTGTACACCTAATTTACCGTTTGCACCTCTAGATAGAGGTAAAATAGCCTCTGCACCTGCCTCACCCATAAGACCCATACCGTTAGCCATAGGAAAAATTGTAGGCTTATTTACAACACCGCCATATGCATATTTTTGTACCTTACCATTGATAAATGCATTACCATCTGCATTACCAAATAAACCACCTATAAATCCTGTCAAAGGTTTTGTAA